CAGCTGTGGGAATCCAATACAAGATATATCTTCCTTGTTGGAACCGATTCGCGTTGACCAGAACTGTTATATGAACGTCAGCTCTGAATCCACCCACTCCATTCATCTTAGATGACCAGATCGTACTAGTCATTGGATTATGAGGTAGGATTTGTTGACTATTTGCAATTTGGCCCGAATCTGACGTGCCAAAATTGCCAGAACTAATCAACAGTGGTCGTTTAAAGAAATCGACCAAGGTCATTTGTGCACCTGTGCGTGCGGTGTCCAACATTTTAGGATCTATTGGAACATAATTTAGTGGGCTTGCAACCACTTGCTCGGCGTCTGAAACCAGATGAGTTGTTGAAGATTTATTTTGATCTTCAGGTAGACCCTCATCTCGAGTGACAGATAGTCGATTGTCAATTCCATAATTTTCTTGGGGGGTTGTTGTTGTTGCAGTTCGATAATCAATCACACGATGAACCAATCGTAGTGAAGGTTTGCGGGGTCCTGGATATATCTGGGGCTGCCAGAAGGCCATCCTGGAAGTAGAACTAAATAGCTCAGCCTGTTGAACCTCAAAGCGTCCATTTGTTGAAATTTGAGCCGCGAGTTGTTTTCCACTAATGTCGTAATCAGTGAGGTCCCTTATTGTGTATGCAAGTCCACCAACTTCACGGCTGGTGACTCGTCTATACATTTGATCAAAACTTGTACACAACGGTTCGGAACACCCTGGGGTTTCCCTCAAAGCTTTCGCGAACAATTCTGCGTACTTATCGAAGACTTCTCTCCCATGAAGAGTAAGTTCTTCTAAAGCTGTGTTTACATTTACCTCAACATCAGCATAAACATTGCTACCTTCATGAACCCAATTCGGAATGTCCAAAATGGTTTCTAGATCTAAAGGCGCAATCCACTTGCCTAGATACTTGCGGAACTTTCGTTTCAAAAACGAAACTTCCGTAATTTTACGTAACTTAGTGCCAAAGGCTGTCAACTCCTTATCTTCAGGAGTATATGTGTACCCGTACTTCGCAAAAGCTTCCTGCAAAGCACATTCAGTGAATATGGTATCGAAATCATCAGACACTGCAAATACGTTATCATCTCCCAAAACGCATAAGTACACTTCATCATTGAATTCATACGGTGACTCTTTTGTGATCTGAGCCCACGCACATCTGAACAAAATCATATTTGTGATACAATTTATAACAGCGGTCAATGGATGTCCGGACGGTAAAGAACCGGCCCATCTCATAAACACGCCGTCGTTAATGTGAACTGAATTAAGAACTTCCATCCACAAAATGGTCCTAACTTTGGCATTTTCTGCACCATCGTTGTACCATCTATTGATCATAGATAGAATTTCAGTTCCAATGGAAACCAAAAGACACATATCGAATCCTTTAAAGTCTCCGGCGCCAACATTCTCATTTGCACCGTAGTCAGTTAAGAATCTAGCCAACGCTTCCCATTCACTACTATATTCGTTAATACCAATGGCTATCCCATTGTGGATACGATTTAACACAATCCACTCTGAGAAAGCTCCAAAATACATACGATAACAGAGTAAAAGGACAATTGGACAGCCAGAAAACATTCTAGTTTTTCCTTCCTGAACTTTCGGAATAGATCTTCTCTCATCTTTGAGAGAATCCGTAAAGACATGAAAATGTCGTACACCGTTCTTAGCATCAGTAATGACTCTGTCCACCTGAAGGTGTAAGTGCACAGCTTCTGCCGTTTGAAGATCAAAATCTTGATCTGTGCCGAAAAACCGTGCCTTAGAAGTTATCCCAGGCATACAATTGTAAGGATAGCCCGCAGAAGTTCCTCTCGAAATAGAGGTAAATTCATTGGACCTTCCAAGAACTGCCTGATCAAAGGTCAATACATTCCTGGAAACATCCTTCCTTGCTTG